AACTTACTTGGACAATTAATCGCAGAAGGACGAGTAAGTGATACTGCATATAGAACAACACCAGATAAAATAGGTAGAACTGTTGGTAAAGAACCAACTTCTAGATTTGGTTATACACCAATTGGTAATGCAATAGAGAATAGAGGTAAGAGGTTTACACCAAAATGATAATAGTAGTTGACCCAGTATTTAACCCTAATAAAACAGGTAATGTTAGTTCCGCAACTAAACTAGGACCAGGAGTAACAGTTGCTAAGTTTCTTGGTGCATATGGAGATAGAACTGCATTCAATCATATTGGTAGCAATGATGACAGAAAACAAATAGCAAGACAATTATATTTACAGGCAGAAATGATGCGAGTAATTCAAGGTAATACTGAATTATTTAATGATGTACGATTGATTGTAAGTGAAGGCATTTATCGTGCAGGTCCATCAGAGACACTTGTTGACGATACTCTTGCAAAAAGTAAAGGTGAATTAGTATACTATCAAGTGATTGGTAAAGATGGAATAATAGACTTTGAAAAAACATTTGACATAGCAGAATATTGGAAAGATTATACAAACTATGATGAATTACGTTTAGATTACGATACTTATAATCCAGACGGACTTCTTACTGCATCAATAGGTGTATTGATGCCAACAGTAGACCAAACGTTTGAAGTAAACTTTAAAAATGATGTAAAAACGTTTTTTAACAATTCATTACAGTCTAGAGACGAATTAGTAGAAATAAAACAAGAATTTCTAACATAAGTTATTAAAAATTAAAAAAGATTAGTATAAATAGACATATGGCAACAAGAAAAGCATACTCTAGAGAAGACCAAGGTGATTTAAACACTACTAGTATTGCTACGAGTAGAAATGTTGACTTTAAAGATATTGACTTATCTTTTAAAGTAACAACAGTTTCAGGTGATATATTTAAGAAACAATCAACTGCCGCTGTAAAACAAGCAATCAGAACTTTGTTACTTACAAATAGATTAGAAAAACCTTTTCTTGCAACTTTTGGAGGAGACTTACAAGGACAACTATTCGAATTAGCAGACAGAGACGGGTCAACTATTATTCGTAATAATATTATAGCAACAATTGAAAGATTCGAACCAAGAGTAAAAGTTCTAAATGTTATAGTTGCTCTAGAACCAGATAGAAATAGATTAGGTGTGACAGTAGAATTCAAAGTAATTAATACACAAGAAACAGTTGTTTTCGAAACAACAATAGACAGGTTAAGATAATATGGGACAAACAACAATTAAATCAACTGCATTAGACTTTACTGCAATAAAAAATAATTTAAAAGTCTTTCTTTCACAACAAGACGAGTTTACAGATTATAACTTTGAAGCATCTGGTTTGTCAAGTGTTTTAGATGTTCTTGCATATAATACACACTATAACGGACTAATTGCCAACTTTGCATTGAATGAATCATATCTAGGAACTGCTCAACTTCGTAGTTCACTTGTATCACTTGCAGAAGGTATTGGTTATATACCAGATTCAATGAATGCTTCACAAGGTATTGTCACATTATCTTTAAACTTAGAAAGTTTATCAAGCAGACCAACTACAGTTACGTTAGCGAGTGGTGTAAAATTTAATGCAGTAGTTGATGGTGTCTCTTATGTTTTCCAAACTCAAGAAGAAATATCTGCAACAGATAATGGGTCTGGTAGTTATGCATTTACAACTGCAGATAATGTTGCAAATATAAAAGTCTTTGAAGGAACATCAACAACAAAAACATTTAACATTACTGCACAGACAGAAAATGCGGCATATATTATTCCAGACCAAACTATTGATATTGATACTGCTATTGTTCGAAGTTTTGAAACTCCATCAAGTTCTTCGTTTACAACATTCACAGACTTAAGAAAAGCAACATCATTAACATCTAATTCAACAGTTTACATATTAAAAGAAACACCAAAAGGCGATTATGAAGTTACTTTTGGTAACAAAACAGTTCTTGGTAAATCACCTATTGCTGGTAACAAAGTTACAGTTGAATACTTATCTGTTAGTGGCGCAGATGCAAATGGTGCCAAAGTATTTACGCCTCAAAGTCAAGTGACAGTAAACTCTCAAAATTTTGCACTTCAAGTAGCAACAGTATCTAATTCATTTGGTGGTTCTGATAAAGAAACAATTGAATCAATTAGAACAACTGCACCTTTTCAATATGCAACTCAAAATAGAGCAGTTACGGCAGAAGATTATGCAACATTAGTACAAAGAAACTTTGGGTCATTATTAAAAGATATCTCATCATTTGGTGGTGAAGATGCACTTGAACCAGAATTTGGCGTAATCTTTTTATCACTATTGTTTAGTGATGCAGTAGAAAATGATACTGTCTCAGGTGAAACAATTAAACAATCAACAAAAGATAGTATTACAAATTTATTTAAAGATTTATCTGTTGCATCATTTGATATAAAATATACTGACCCAGTTATTACGTTTGTTGAAACAAATGTCTTTTTTCAATTTAATCCGAACTTAACAACTCTTACAGAAAACACAATAAAAGATAATGTGCAAAATACTGTAGCACAATACTTTGCAGATAATACTGGTAAATTTAAAGAATCATTTAGACGAAGTAATCTATTAACATTAATTGATGCAGTAAGTCCTGCTATTTTATCGTCTAGACTTGATGTAAAAATGCAAGGGCGATTTACGCCAACATTAACTGCAATTCAAAATCATACATTAAGATATCCACAAAATATTGCACGAACAGATGATGAAAACTTTAGAATAACTTCAACTCCTTTTACTTTTAATGGTAAAACATGTATTGTTAGAAATCGATTAAATTCAAATGTACTTGAATTATTTGATACAGTAAATACAGAAGTTGTTACTGATAATGTGGGTTCTTATGCAAACGATACAGTATCAATTGTAGGTTTGCAAATAGATGCAATACCTAGTGGTGATGCTTTTATAAAAGTTTCTGTAGTACCAGATAATCAATCATTTGTTACTCCTTTAAGACAAGATGTAATTAATCATGACGTAAGTAAATCACTTGTAGAAGTGGTAGAGGTAAGTGCAAACGTATTAAACTAAAATGACACATAAAGTAGACGATACACTAAGAGACGATGGTAGACGAGAGATTGCTCAGATTACTGGGCGAGAAGTCAACAAAGTTGTTCCTGAACATTTTAAAACAGACTATCCAAAATTAGTCTCGTTTTTAGAAGAATACTATCATTTTGAAGATAGTGATGGTTCACCAAGTAGATTAGTAAATGATTTATTTTATACAAGAGATATTAATCAAGTAGATGAATCTTTATTAAGTTATATTGAAGACGAGTTGTTGTTAGGGCAATCTTACTTCGAAGGGTTCTCAGATAAAAGAACTGCCGCAAAGTTTTCTAATAATCTGTATCGTTCAAAAGGCACAAAGTTTTCAATTGAACAATTTTTTCGTATGTTCTTTGAAGTCGACATAGACTTAGAATATACAAAAGAACAAGTGTTTAAAATTGGTGAAACAGAAAGTGAAATTGGTGCAGAGTCGCAAAAGTTTATTACAAACGATGAATTGTTTCAACAGTTTGCATTACGTATTACAAGTGAACTACCATTTAAAAGATGGCAAAGACCATATAAGTTATTTGTTCACCCTGCAGGAATGTTTATCGGGTCTGCAGTAAGATTAGAAGGTGCAGTAGAAAATTTAATACTTGCACCAGATAGTCTTGTTGACTCAGATGTAGGACAAATTGATGTTGTTGGTGCAAATTCATTCTTCTTTGATGAAGTGACACAATTCTTACCTGAAATTACAGGTATAGCAAGAGATAGTAGTGATAGTGCTGGTATATTTAAAAGAACTATTATTGAAGATAGTTTACTGGCATCTATTGGTAGTACGAGTATTGTTGATATTCAGAAACAATATGAAACACTACGTGCCGCAGAATTAAGAACTTCACCAACATTTGATGCAGATTCTACTGGTCTTTCAACTAGTGTAAACATAGACTTTAGTAATGCATTTACTTCTGAAACTATGGACCAAGATAGATTTGAGTTCTTTAGTGCAGATAGTGACATATATTATTCAAAATTAAGTAATCCTGCACACATAAGTTAGGAATAATTTGTATAAATAGAGACATAGGAAAAAGAAATTATGGTAAAACAAGTAATCGCAAACGGAACAACTGCAAACGATGGTACAGGTGATACTCTTCGTTCTGCCGCTACCAAGATAAATTCGAACTTTTCTGAGGTTTATACAATCTTAGGTGGTGACTCAACTGCATTGACTTCTAAAATTACATTTGGTGATGGCACAATCATCTTTGAAGGTACAACTGCAGATGCAAATGAAACTACAATAATAGCAGACGACCCTGGTGCTGACAGACAAATAGTATTTCCAAATGCTAGTGGTCATGTATTATTAGATTCAAGTACTGCTACATTAACAAACAAAACACTTACAAGTCCTGTTTTGACAACACCTCAAATTAATGATACAAGTGCGAATCACCAGTATGTTGTTGGAGTATCAGAATTGGCCGCAGATAGAACTATTACATTACCTTTACTAACTGGTGATGATGAAGTGACATTTAATGCACATACACAAACATTAACCAATAAGTCACTTACAACACCAACATTAAATGCTTCCACAGTAACAGGATTAAGCGGAGCGGGTGTATTTAATGATTCAGCGGGTAACGAAGCATTAGTATTAACAAAAACTACAAGTGCTGTAAACCATATAGGTATTAAAAATAGTGCAACTAGTAATGGTCCTATTGTTGAAGCACTTGGTACAGATACAAATATCGATGTTCAATTAACTGCAAAAGGTACAGGTGGTGTTAAATTAAATAGTCCACAAGTATTAACACAAGAAACAAAAAGTACTGCAGGCGCAATATCAAACACAGTTCCATTTACAGAATTTACAAGTGGTAGTGCAAAAGCAAATTCACTAGCAGATGGTGCCTCAATCGGACAAATGAAAACACTTGTAGTTTCAGGAGCAGGTACTGTAACACTTACACCTGCAAACTTTGGACCAGGAACAACATTAACATTAGAACAAAACGAATCAGCAGTTTTAATCTGGGAAGGTACGAACTGGCAAATACTTAGCACATATGGTGGCGCAGTAGCATAAGGAGAATAAAAAATGGTAGCAATAGTAACAGACCCGCTAAAACAACTAGTCGCAGATTTAGTTAAATTAAATGATAGTGATGCTTCGAATCAGTATTATGCGGCAATCGGTCGTTCAGAGCAATGGAATGCGACAGATACACCACCAACTCCTCAAAGAAGTTTAGCAGAAGAAATAGACTTTAGAAACTCTATGCAATCAGTAAAATTAATTGGTGATGTTTCAAGAGTTATTCCTAGAGCAAACTGGACATCTGGTTCGGTATACGATGCATATGATGATGCACAAGTAGGGTATCCAACAAATACTTATTATGTGTTAAACAATAACCAACAAGTATACATATGTCTTAGTCAAAGTAAAAGTGCAACTGGTGTAGTGCAAGTATCAACAGTAGAACCTACTGGTGGTACAAATGGTACTCCATTTAGAGGTACTGATGGATATGTATGGAAGTTTATGTATTCAATTAGTTCATTAGATGCAAGTAAGTTTCAATCTGCAAACTTTATACCTGTAAAACTAGTAGAAGGAGTAGATACAAACTCTCCTGTTTCAGACACAGAACAAAAAGGCGTACAAGATGCCGCAATTAAAGGTCAAGTTGTAGGATATGAAGTTGTTATTGCAGGTCAGTATACTGGTACACCAACATTAACAATCGAAGGTGATGGTACAGGAGCAAATGCAACTGCAGTTATGAATAACAATCAAATTGTTGATGTAAAAGTTACGGACAGTTCAGACAACACTTTTAAACTTGCAAACATGGGGCAAAATTATAACTATGCAAGTGTTAAAATATCTGGTGGTGGTACTGTATCAGAAAATGCTCAGATTAGACCAATACTTTCACCTCCAATGGGACTTGGACATAACCCAACAGACGATTTAAAATCATCATCGTTAATGTTCAATGCTAAACCATCAGGTGAAGAAAGTCTTGATTTTATTATTGGACAAGATTTTAGACAAGTAGGATTATTAAAGAATCCAAAAGTTGATTCATCAGGAAATGTATTTAGACAGTTAATGGTTCAAGGTAGACATTACTCTGGTGATTCAGACTCTGGTGGTGGTACATTGTTTTCTGCATCAACAGGTAGAGCAGTAAGAGGATTACAAATGGCATCTGTTTCCGCTAACTTTACAGAAGATAAAACAATTGTTGGTGGTACATCAGGTGCAAAAGCAATTGTAGATAAAGATTCAGGTTCAGGTGGTGGAACTGCATTGTTCTATCATCAAAACGACTCAACAGGATTTGCAAACTTTATTGCTGGTGAGGCACTAACAGAATCAGACGGAACAGGTAGTGGTAATATAGAAGCATCATCTGGATATGATAGTGGTACTGCCGCATTTATAAAAGCAGAAGTCAATCCATTTACTGGTGATTTACTATACATTGATAATCGTGCGGCGATTACAAGGTCTGCAGAACAAACAGAAGATATTAAAATCGTAATACAGGTATAATACTATGGCAACAACATTTACTAAAAATACATTCGGAGTTACCTATAAAGATGACTTCGCAGATAGTGATAATTATCATAGAATATTATTCAACTCTGGTAGGGCAGTCCAAGCAAGAGAACTTACTCAATCGCAAACTATAACTCAAGAAGAAATTGCACGACTCGGTAGACATGTATTTAAAGATGGTGCCGCAGTTAATCCTGGTGGTCCAACAGTTGATAACTCATATGAGTTTGTTAAATTATCAAGCACTATTACAGATGACCAAGTCACTTCACTTGTTGGATTAGAATTTACTGGTGCCACATCAAGTGTTAAAGCACGAGTTATTCGAGTAGCACAAGCAGTTACAGATACAAGTTTAGCAGAATTGTCTGCAAGTGTTTCAGCAACTGGTGACCCTGCAACTATCTTTGTGCAATATACTGATACAAGTACAAGTGGTTTAGGTGGTACTACGCCCGTAAGATTTACTCCCGGAGAAAACATTACTTCAGGTGCAACAACTTTAACAGTTCAATCAACGAACACTACTGCAAACCCGGCAACAGGACAAGGTACATTAATCAGTAATGGTTCTGGTGATTTCTTTGTAAGAGGACATTTTGTTTTTGCTAAAAACCAATCTGTTTTATTAAGAAAATATTCTAAGTTTCCAACAGAAATAGTTGGTTTTGTAGTCACAGAAGATATAGTCACGTTTGCGGACGATGCCGCATTGTATGATAATCAAGGTGCAGTACCAAACACAACTGCCCCAGGTGCGGACAGATATAGAATTAATTTAACACTTACAAGAAAATCAGATGTTACAGGAACACAAAACTTTGTTTTCTATTGTAGCATAGTTGCTGGTGAAATAGTAGAACAAGTAACTGGTATAGATAGTTACAATCAAATAGATAAAGTTCTTGCTTTAAGAACAAGAGAAGAATCTGGTAATTATCTTGTTAATCCATTTAGATTAAGTTTACAAGCAGATTCCGCAGGAGCATCATCAAATTTAATTGCAAACGTATCTACAGGAACTGCATACATAAATGGATATCGTTGCGAGAAAAACGAACCAACAAAACTTGTTATACCAAAACCAAGAACAACAACTACAATTAATAATGAAACTGTTGGTGTAAACTATGGTTCATTTGTTGTTTGCGATACTATTGAAGGTCTTATTCCTGTTGATGGCGCAAGAGTAAATATATCAACTTCTACGACTGACCCAAGCGGTAATATCATTGGTACTGTAAGAGTTCGTTCAATAGCAAAAGATGGTGTTAATTTTAGAGCATATCTTTACGATATACAAATGACTTCTGGACAAAACTTTAGAGACGCCAAAACTATTGGTACAGGTACAACAGACTTTTTAAAAATAAAACTAGAAAGTAGTAAAGCAATATTAAAAGAAGGAAGCAATAGTGCAATAGTATTCCCTACGCCTAGAGTAAGACCAAAAACTTTATCTGATATCAACTTCGAAGTACAAAGAGTTTTTACAGGTACGGCAACAGGAGGAAGTCTTACACTAACTGCATTAAGTGGAGAAACTTTTGTAAATACTGCTAATTGGATTGTTACAATAGATTCAAGTGGTAACCAAGAAACTGGTGCAACTTTTTCTACAGTAGGTTCACAATCAATAACTATTTCTGGATTAGGAAATGAAGCACACACAATTTATGCAAAAGTAAATAAATC